ATAAAACAAATTACAAAATGAAAAAAATTAGACAATTTAGATCAAGACAAGGGCGAACAGATCGCCAACAGTCGGACAGTTTAAAAATCACTTTTGCATCCTTTATTGGATTCGCCATTTGTGTTTTAACTTCCTTAATCTTTAAAATCCTATTATGAAAAAGATACTTTTAAAAATATCATTTGTTTTGGCGGTTTCAATCCCTTGGGTTTTATTAATCGCTTTGTACGAATTAATCGATAAATTTTTTAGCAATGGATTTTAAAAATTACATCGTAGTGAAGAAGATCACAAAAAAACAAAACAGAATGAACATCCTGAAGGAGTTCAGTTTGTTCCTTGTTTGTTTATCCCTGTCAATGACCGGGGTTTATCACTTAATTTTAACTATATTGAATCAAATTTAGAAATGGAAAAAGGAAAATTTAATTGGGCAGCAACTTATTTAAATATTGCTGATGAATGTAAAGATAAAATGGAGCCGAAAGATTACGTTGTTTTATCGGACAAATTACACGAGGTGGATAAGTTGGTTCAACAAATTAAAAATCGTTAATTATGGACTATTTAAATATCAATAATCCGGATCATCAGCACGAACACGAACACGAATGTTTGGAGTGCGGACAACCATCAGATGCGGAGTTTTGTTGTGGAACTTGTTTTGAGGCTTATATGAGATGATATTGTTTTGTCAGGGTATAACCTTACAAAACCATTTAAAAAGTAAGGATATACCCTTACAATGTAGCAGAACAAGGTATAATATTTTTTTTTGTGTTTAGTTGTTAAGTTGGAAAGCCGCTTTATTAATTTAAGGCGGTTTTTTTTATCTTTACAATTATATGGACAGCACAGTTCTTGGATGTTTAGCGGAATATTTATTTTGCGTTGAATGTCTTAAAAGAGATATAAACGTTTCAATGCCATTATCACCGGGTTCTGTTTATGATGTTGTTGTTGAGTCAAAAGGGGTTTTATTGAAAGTTCAGGTAAAAAGTCATCAAACAGGGTTACACGATAATAAAAATCCCGTAAAAGTCAATTTCACTTCAAAACGAAAATATAATACAGAGGAAGTTGATTTTTTTGCTATATATGTAAAAAAGTTCAATGGTTTTTTTATTTTTAGAAATAATGGAGAAAGGAGGTCAATTCGTTTATCGTTAACTAATAAAAATTCAAAATTTTTTAATAATTTTGAGTTCGATTGAAATATTATTTGATTTTTGTTTTATATATAGTTGGAAAGCCGCTTTATTAATTTAAGGCGGTTTTTTTTTATCTTTGTTTCAAATAGTTATAAATGAAAATTAAAATAATTAAACAAGTTTACACATCGCAAGGGTGGAGGAATGAAGGGGCAATTTTTGAACTTGATCCAAAGACTGCGAGGCATTATATAAAAAAGGGCATCGGAATTGAATACAAGGAGGAAAAGGCAGAAAAAGAAACAAAAGAATTAAAGCCTAAAAGAAAATATACAAAACGAAAAAAATGATGTCAGATATTTTAACGCAAATTAAAATAAGTTCGACAATAGGAAGCGAGGTTATATCGGTTCAGGATGTCAAGGATTTTGTGAGAATTGATACTTCTGCTGATGACAGTTTGATTTCCCGAATGATTACAACTGCAAGGGAATGGGCAGAAAATTATATGACGCGGGATATTGTTTCAAAATCTCGAATTTATTATTTGCCAAAAGTTGATGATCGTTTTTTGTTGCCATTTGCTCCAATTACTTCAATTTCTCAAGTGGAAGTTGATGGAACAGTAACAACAGATTATCAGCTATTCGGATTAAACGAACAAGTTGTTTTGTTAAATTCATTACCATCGGAGGAGGTCAAAGTAACTTATGTAACAACCGGGTTACCTGATGAATTGATAAAACAGGCATTGTTGCAGTTGGTCGCAAGTTATTACGACAACAGATCCAATTTTGTTGTTGGTGAATCAGTAAATGAGATTCCAACAGGAACAAAAACAATTTTAACATCATTCAAAACAATGTTCATTTAATGGATTCTGGGAAGTTAAACACGAGGGTTGAAGTTTACAGATTGTCAAAAACTGCTGATGATTATGGTGGCTTTACTTCAACACAAAGTTTAATTTATCAGATATGGGCATTTAAAAAGGATTTAAGCGGTGAAATTCGCCAAGAAAACGGAAAGAGGTCAAAGTATAACGAAATAGAATTAATCATTAGAAAAAAGACTGCTGATAATATTTTAATTGGCGATCTACTGAAGATTGAAAACATATCGGGTAAATATAGATTAAATGAAAAGTTTGACAACATTGATCGTTTTTTCACAAAAATAAAAGCTACATATCGTGAAGAATGAATTTAGCGTTAACGAAAATGATTTAAGGAAATTAAATCAAAAACTTGGTAAATTATTCGCTATTGATAAAACAGTTGCATCAAATTTAATTGACAGATTTGCCATAAAATCGGAATATGATATTGTAAAGGATGCTCCGGTTGATACAAATAATTTAAGGAAAAACATCCACAAGAAAACAAACGACAAAGAAGCATTGATTGAATCCCAAGCATTTTCCAAATTAAATCCAACTTTTGATTATGCATTGGTTCAGGAGTTCGGATCATCGAGGAGAAAACCAAAACCATATTTTTGGCCGAACATCTATAAAAATTACAATGTACTTTTAACACGAATTGACAAGGCAATTAAAAAAGCGATAAAATGATTGAGGCATTACATTTTTTAAGGAAAGCAATCATTGACAGATTAAGCGGTTCAATCGTTTTAAATAGTCAGAATGTTCCTGTTTATAATAGAGTTCCATCCGATGCAACAGAGCCATTTATTAAAGTTTATTCATTGCAGAATGAGGAAATTGAATTTAATAGAGATACATATATTTTAGATTGCATCACGAGGATTGATGTTGTTACTTCCTTCGATGGCGATTCAGGTGGTGAATTAGATGCAAATCAAATCGTTTCGCAAGTTTTAACATTAGTCAGAACGAGGACAAATGATAATGTTACAAATGAAATTAATGATTTGATTAATACCATCCGGGAAAGATCAACTTACATTGAAAATATAATAGCAACACAAAACATTTTAAGAGAATGTTCAACCATCACAACCAATGGATATTTTGATTTGTCTGCAAATGGATTGAATGTATATACGTCTGTATTAATGAATACAACGTATTTTGAGGAGGATGCAGATGATAAAACATATTTTAGGGCGATAATAGAATTATCAAATAAAATAGAGCAAATTTAAAAAATGGAAGATTTGAAAATATATGGATAAATCAGTTTATTACATTGTCAGCGATGATAAAAAAACAACATTTCATTTTGGAAAATTTCAAGAAGGTCAAGTTTTAAAAAGTAGTTTAGATATTATTGAACAATTTGAAAACGAAGAAGAATTTTTATTACGATTGGATCAAATAAATCCCAATTTTAAAAATGACTATTTTGATTTAAGCACTGATGTATTGAATGAATATTTAGAAAATTTGGTTAAACAAATTTAAAAAATGGAAGATTTGAAAATATACGGGTTGAGTTTTGGGGCAATTTTAATAAGTGTTATAAATCAAATAAATCCATACTTGCAAACGATTGTTTTGATTACTTCTATTATTTATACTATTTTAAGAATCATAAAAAATTTAAAAGGAAATGGCAAAGATTGATTTTGATGGAGATGGTAGGGCGGATTTCTCCATTTCGCTCCCTAACATCGTAATGCTATTGGGTGGAATTGTATCAATCGTGAGTTCTTATTTTATGCTTAATTCTAAAATTGAAAAAGCGATGATTTCGCCAATTCAGGAGGTATCTCAGAAAGATTTAAAATATCTGAAGGATGAGGAAGATTTGAAGATAATGAAGTTGGAGAAGGATATTGAGGATAATAAAGGATATATAAAAGCCTTGGAAATAGAATTACGAACTCAATATAAACGAAAATGAAAATTGATTTTGGTTTGATAGTTGGTTTATTAATCATTTTAATTTTGACTATTTTTTATTTTAATTTATGAGGGATATAGATAAAATCATAATTCATTGTTCAGCAACACGAGAGGGGCAAGATGTTTCGGTTGATACCATCAGGAGATGGCACGTTGTTGAGAGAGGTTGGTCTGATATAGGTTATCATTATGTCATTGGTCTTGATGGAAGTATTCAAAAAGGTCGTTTAAACAACGTTCAGGGAGCTCATACGAAGGGACACAATAAAAACAGTTTAGGAATTTGTTATATTGGTGGATGCGATCAAGATTTAAAACCAAAAGACACAAGAACACATGCACAAAAAAGGTCTTTTTTAATTTTGTTGGAAGGGTTAAAATCTATTTATCCAAAAGCAAAGATATATGGGCATAATGAATTTAGCGACAAGGCTTGTCCATCATTTGATGTAAAAAAAGAATATGGGCATTTATGAATAAACCATTTAGAAAAACAAAAGTTGGACAGTTTTTGGCAAAGGTTTCGCCAAAGATTATTGATAAAATAGGCGATGTATTACCTGATCGTGGGGCGTTGGGCGTTATTAAAAATTTAATAGACAAGGATGAAGAATTGACAGATCAACAAAAGATGATCGCCAATAACCATCTTAGGGAATTTTATCAATTAGAAATTGAGGATCGGGATTCAGCAAGAAAGAGAGAAGCAGAAATTTCAAAAACAAATAAAATTGATTGGATGATGAAGGCAACCGGGTTGACCGGTTTACTTTCTTTTTTGTTTATAATTTTCGCAATCGTTTATATTCCAAACATC